TGATGATCAATTTTTACCGATAGAACAATATTTAATAAAATAAATTAATTTAAGAGGGATGATGTGATGATAGATTTAAAAAAAGAAAATGATAAACTGCATATTATTTTTAAATTAACTTTGGCTGAATGCGAAAAACTAGATATACTAGATGAATTAATTAAAGAATTAGAATTCGCTTATAAAGAGGAATATGATAGAAATAAACTAATCTATCTAGATAAAAAAGTAAAAGGTTTTAATAATACTAAAATGGATTTAAAATGGGGCATTTCTAAAAGACAAATAAATAGAATAATAAAAGAAGTTGAAGAAAAAATATAAATGTCCCAGAATGTCCACTAAATAATGTTAGACTTTAAATGAGTGAAATAACCACCCCGTCATTTTACTCAGTTTAAGCCTTTAGAAAAAGGGAAAGCAACTATTAGGTTGCTTAGAGACTCATTAAAATAGAAAATATATAATAATGATTTTTATGACACAGGTTCCAATTTTCACATTAATCATATCTTTTCTTTTTAAAGAAATAATAAGATTTTAGCTCATTTTCGCTCATCTTCTATAATTAATGAGTTTCTAAGCAGTTTAATAAGGCATGCATTGTGAAGTTTATTTTAGGATAGAAAATCGTCGTCTATCACAAAAAATTGAGATGTCGAGTTGACGTACGACAGAATAAGCAAATACTAGTCATGATGAGATAGACTGCAACGAATTGAAGTGGCGAAAGATAGACGCTAGGTCGAATGAACCTCGCTTAATAGCAGGAAAAAGAACTCAAAACTCGAGAAATGTAAAGGTGCTTATTGGAGTTCAACAACTTTTACATTGTATAAAGGTGAAAGTCCTTTATCTTCAATCAAAATTATTTTAATTATTGAAGTGGTGGAATAGGTAGACACAAAGCAATGACAATCCGATTACTGGTGGGAACGGATGGCTCACCCAATTATAAGGTGCAAATCCTTATCTTCAATCTTTTTAATGATTGTTATGTAAAACTTAAAACGCAAAAAAGTAGGGTTTTAATGGTTTGGGATGTTTATGGATAGATAGACACCATTTTCCTTCTTATTATCAAAAAGAATAATGATTAATCGATCGTAGTCATTTATTTAAAGACCATTTAAGTTTTACATAATGCTCATTAAAGAAATAATAATAGTATCTGAATCTAAGTTGTTAAACTTAGCTATTATTAATCTAAAGTTCAGAAGCTATGAGCAGAAAATGGCTAGTGTAATACCTAATGGTGTCTAGTCGGTTAGCCTACGAATTGAATCTCGGAGAGAAAGCTTATCCAATAACTATCTAGCCTAGTTGGATATTGATAGGCACATCATTATTGTTGGAATAGTATTATGAACGTGATATTACTAAGAATAATGAGTGTGCAAATTTTAAAAAGACATTAATTTGTCTTTGTTTATACGGAAATAGCTTAATGGATAAAGCGTTGTGATCACAATACAACAAGTTTGGGTATAAGGGTTCGATTCCCTTTTTCCGTATTATGCGTTGATAGTTTAAAGGTAAAACAATGGTCTCCAAAACCATAGTTCGAGGTTCGAGTCCTTGTCAATGTGCCAAATAGAAAAAAAGCACTGTTTTTTGAAAATTTAGTGACTTTATCGTTAAATTAATAAGAAAATGAACTAGTATGAACTAGTAATGAAACAGTAATGAAACAGTAAGGAATGATAAAAATGATTGAAGAGTATTCAGAAATAGAAGAAGATAATCATTTTTCTATATCATGTTATGAAGAAGAATAAAGTAGGTGAGGTGTATGGCTAATAATAATAATTTGAAACCACCATTCAACGAGCTAACACCTGAAGAACACCGAGAGATAGCAAAAAAAGGTGGAAAAGCTAGTGTTGAATCTAGAAAAAAAAAGAAAAAAGAAAAGGATTTACTTAAAATGCTTTTAGAATTGCCAATTAAAGATAAAGAGATAATTAATAGATTAAAAAAATTAGGAATCGACGAGTCTTTGTTGACAAATGAAATGTTAGCTATTTATTCATTATTTAAACAAGTTACAAAAGGTGATATGCAAGCCATAAAATATATGGATGAAAAAATAGGTAATAGTCCTTTATTAAAATTAAAAGAACGTGAAATTGAATTGAAAGAAAAACTAGCAGAAAAAGAATCTCCAAATGATAATGCAATAAACGAAAATTTATTAACAATTGCCAGTTTAATTAATAATCCACAACCAAATAGAAGCTTACCAATTGAAAACGAGAAATTAAATGAATAAATATGCACCATTTACACAAAGACAAATAGATTATTTATTAAAATGTTTAGAATGTTGGTTTAATGTAGCCGAAGGTGGAAAAAGAGGTGCGAAGAATGTTATCAATACCCTTGCTTGGTGTATTGAATTAGACACTCATCCTGATAGATTTCATTTAGCTGGAGGAGTTGACCAATCATCAGCAAGAATAAATATTCTTGAATGTGATGGTTATGGAGTTAAGAATTATTTCTATGGAAGATATAGAGCAGGAAAGTTCGAAAAAAAAGATTGTTTGTACATTGACACAAAAGTTGGAGAAAAGATAATTTTTTATGCAGGTGGTAAACGAGATGGTGATGAAGCAAACATCAAAGGTTACACTTACGGAACCGCTTATATCACAGAAGCAAATGAATGCCATCCAAAATTTATTCAAGAAGTATTCGATAGAACAATATCAAGTAATAAACGAAAAATATATCATGATTTAAACCCAAAAGCACCTAATCATATTTATTATAATGAAATATTGAACTTTCATGAAGAACAACAAAAGAAAGATAGTAATTATGGTTATAACTGGGGTCATTTTACTTTATTGGATAATTTAAGTATAACTAATAAAAAGCTTAAAGCAATTTTAAGAACATATGATAAAGGCACAGTTCATTATGAGCGAGATATTATGGGCAATCGTAAACAAGCAGAAGGACTAATATTAAAAAGATTTGCTAATAATCCAAATAAGTATTTTTGGGATATGGATAATAAGTCATTGCCAAAATTTATTGAAATAATTGTAGGATTCGATGTAGGAGGAAATAAATCTGCTCATAGCCTAGTAGCGACAGGAACAACTGTTAACTATCGAGATTTAATCGGACTAGCCAGTGAAAGGCATTTTCACAATGATAAAGAGAAATATCCGAATGGAATAGCACCAATTGATATAGAAAAAATATGTGTCAATTTTGTAGGATTTATAATTAAAACATTTGGAAGATGCGATTATTTCGAATATGATAATGAGTCAGTAACCATCGGAGAAGGAATAAAAAGAGCAATAAATAAGGTATATCCACAAGTAATCGTTAGAGGATGTTACAAAGCAGAAATAAATGATCGTATTGATTTTGAAAATAGAATAATTGGCGAAGATAGATTTTATTGGACAAAGTATTGTAAGACATTAAAGGAAGCACTGGAAACAATGATATATAATCCGAAACCTGCTGAAATTGGCAAGGATGAAAGATTAGATGACTTAACAACAGATGTCGACACAGATGACGCTTTCGAATACACATTCACAAGAAATATTTACAGATTTATCAAACAATAAAGAGGTGGCAAATAAATGGGATTTATAAGGAGATGGTTTAATCAAATGTTTAGTGTTAAAGATATAGAAGAAGCTTTAGGAGTTAAAATAGCAACGACCGATGAAATGATAAGATTGCAAGAATTATGGAGAAATACTTTCAATGGTAATGCTCCATGGAACACACCAAAAGTAAAATCAACGAAAGTTGCAAAAAGTGTTTGTAAGAAAGTAGCGAAATTAGTTACTTTAAATTTGCAAAGCGAAATTACTGGAAGTCCAACTGCAGAATGGCTTAATAAACAATTTAAAAGAGTAGTTACAGTAAGTGGAAAAAACGGTTTTCGTACAACAGTAGAAAAGGGAAATAAAAACGGAACTTTAATTGGACGCGTATTTTTAAGAGATTTTGTTTATAAAGAAACGGGATTTAATGAAGGTAATTTATATGTTGATTTTTTTGAACCTGATATGTTTTATCCAATTGCTTTTGATGAAAACGGTAATTTAATTGATAGTGCATATTTATACGTAAAACAAATTGGTGATAAAAAATATAAACTACTCGAAAGAATAACTTATACAAAGAATACTAAGACTCTTGCTATTAGTTACAGGGTCTTTGTGAGTGAAGACAATAAAACTTTAGGCAGAAAAGCTAGACTTTCAGATGTTCCAGATTGGGCTAATTTAAAAGAATTATATGAACATTATGATGTTGAAAAGCCTTGGCATGCAACATTCGTAATGCCTGAACTAGGAACAGATGAAAATCGTTCTCCTATGGGTTCATCTTTATTTACAAATGCTATTAATACTTTGCAAAAGATAGATGAAATAGAAGAATTGACAGACCATGAATTTAAAGCTGGAAGATTAAAACAAAATATTAGTTCTGATATGCTTAAAAAAGGTGATCGTGGAAATTGGGGTGTTGATGAAGATGTATTCATGGTGTTTGATGGAACTGGTATTCCTGGCGATGGATATATCAATACTTATAATCCACCTTTCAGAAATGAATCGTTAAAAGACAGAAAAAACGACTTAAAAAGAGATGTTGAGACTGAAATAGGAATTGCACATGGAACAATTTCGGATGTTAACGAGGTAGTAAAAACTGCGACAGAAGTTAATCATGGAAGAGAAGACACTGGAAGTACAGTCAAAGAGATTCAAGATACTTGGGAACCTGTATTAAAAGATATTATTGATATTATGTATGACATGGGTGTTAGATATGACTTATGTAGCGAAGGTAAATATACATCTTCATTTTGGTGGGATGATAGTACAGTTACTACAAAAGAAGAAAAACAAGCAATGTTTGATGCTGAATTGAAAAGAATGAAAGACTTATATTCAATAGGAATAGTTAAAAAAGAAGAACTAAGAGCGTTTTTTGTTGAAAATAGTGATTATTTTTCTAAAATTAGTCCAGAAGCATTAAAAGAAGCTATTGAAATGTTATCAGAAAATGCAGGAGAACAAGAAGATGAAGAAGAACCATTAAGATAA